TAGAAAAAGTATGAGTGAACCAGAGCAAACAACACAAGAAGATACAGGAATGAGTTCAGAAGAGAAGTTTTTGGGAATTAAATCACAGATTGTCAGCAAGCCTGATGAGGATGTTGAGGCACAAGCAGAAATAGATATTGAAGTTGTCGATGAGACTCCTGTTGAAGACAAGCGACCAAAAGAACAAAAAGATAAAACCGATTACGAGTCGGTTGATCAGGAAATAGCTGGTGTAGGCAAGAGGGCAAAACAGCGTATTGATAAATTAAAATACGATTTTCATCAGGAGCGCAGAAAGAAGGAACAGTCTGCGAAGTTGCGTGATGAAGCAATTGGTTATGCCCAGCGTGTTAAAGCCGAGAATGATCGTTTGAACCGATTGGTTTCAGATGGTCAGCAGTATTTAGGCAAACAGGCAGAAGAAAGGGCGGCTTTTGCTACCATAGCAGCGCAACAAAAATACAAAGAGGCTTACGAGCAAGGCAATACTGAAGAGATGGTTAAGGCACAAGAGGCACTGACCAGAGCGACAATGGATTCGGCAAGTGCAGAGCAGTTTAATGCTCAAATTCCAGAGGAGCCACTTCCACAGCAACAGTATGTGCCACCGCAACCACAGGTGCCAGCACCAGATGAGGACGCGGTTGCTTGGCAGGCTAAAAATCAATGGTTTGGGAGCGATCCCGAAATGACCAGTTTTGCTTATGGAATCCATGAGAAACTGGTTAGACAAGAAAATGTTGATCCAAAATCGGAAGATTATTATAAAAGGATTGACAAACGCATGAAGGAAGTATTTCCTGATTACTTTGGGATGGAAAAGGGACAGCCACCTACTACGACATCTCAGAGTTCCGTGGTAGCACCAGCTACACGCAATAATAGTGCAAGACCACGCAAAGTGCAGTTAACGGCTACCCAAGTTTCCCTCGCAAAGAGGCTTGGGTTGACACCAAAGCAATATGCTAATCAACTAATAAAGGATATGAACAATGTCTGAAGAGCGCACCCCCCGAAGGGAGGAAATCCGTGAAACCACAGAGCGGAAAAAATCGTGGTCTCCACCAAATGTTCTACCTGACCCTGATCCGAGAGATGGTTGGGTGTTTAGATGGATTCGTACCAGTATGGTAGGTCAACCTGATAACACCAATGTATCTAGTAGGTTTCGAGAGGGGTGGGAACCCGTCAAGTCCGAGGATCATCCAGAATTGAAAATTCTGTCTGATGAAAACTCGCGTTGGGCACAGGAAGGAGCAATTGAAGTTGGAGGGTTGTTATTGTGTAAATGTTCAGAAGAAATTGTGAAGCAACGTAGAGATTATTATCAAGACGCTGCTGATCAACAGATGGATGGCATAGACAATAATTACCTAAGAGAGAATGACCCCAGAATGCCTATGATGAAACCGGAAAGGCAAACAAGGGTTTCTTTCGGGAGTAATCGCAAGAAATAATTCTTGTGGTTATAAATTTTAACTTTGTGACTAAGGAGCACAGTTATGCCTAGTAGTGCAACGCCTTATGGCGCTATGCCACAAGCTGGACTGAGTTGTAATGGTTCTTTCACAGGGAAAGTTCGTCATATTAAAATCGCAAGTGCTTACGACACTGCTATTTTTTATGGTGACTTTGTTAAATTAGTAGCTGCCGGTACCGTTGAAAAAGACGAAGGTACTACTTCTATGACCCCTGTAGGTATTTTTGTCGGATGTAAATACACCGACCCAAATTCCAAGAACTTAACATTCAACCAGCAGTGGATTGCTGATACAACGGCTTCGGATGCTGTGGCTTATGTTATGGATGACCCCAATATTCTTTTCCAAATGCAATGTGACGGCACTGCCGCACAGACTGTTTTGGGAAGTAATTGCGCGGTTACCCAAACAGCAGGCTCTACTTCTATTGGTACCAGCAAGAATACTGTAGATATATCTACTACAGCTACAACCAACACGCTACCACTTCGTATCATCGATTTTGTCGATGGTCCGAACTCGGCTGTTGGGGATACTTATACAGATGTTATCTGTAAGTTTAATGTTGGGCACCTTTACGTTAACACAACAGGACTATAAGGAGATTAGTAAATGGCTATTTCAAGAGCACAGCTACTAAAAGAACTCCTGCCGGGACTGAATGCGTTATTCGGATTAGAGTACGCCAAGTATGAGAATGAGCATGAAGACATTTATGAGACTGAATCTTCGGACAGATCGTTTGAAGAAGAAGTCAAATTAAGTGGCTTTAATGCTGCTCCAGTGAAAGATGAAGGGTCGGCTATCAGCTATGATAACGCCCAAGAATCATTCACGGCTCGTTACAACCACGAAACCATTGCGATGGGATTTGCGATTACTGAAGAAGCAATGGAAGATAATCTTTACGATTCTCTTTCTGCTCGCTACACGAAAGCACTTGCCAGAGCTATGGCTTACACGAAACAAGTGAAAGCTGTTAATCCATTTAACAATGGATTTAGCGGTGGTTCTTTTGATTCAGGTGATGGAGTTGACTTGTTCAGCACCTCTCACCCTCTTGTTTCTGGTGGAACTAATGCCAATACTCCTTCAACCCAAGCTGACCTTAACGAAACTTCTTTGGAAGCGGCTGTTATTACAGTAGCTGGGTGGACGGATGAGCGCGGTTTGCTTATAGCAGGCAAGCCTAGAAAGTTGATTATACCGCCTAACTTAATGTTTGTTGCTCAGAGGATATTGAAATCCGAACTTCGGGTTGCTACCGCTGATAACGACATTAATGCGATAAGATCAATGGGCACTATTCCTGACGGCTTTGCCGTTAATCATTATCTTACAGATACTGATGCGTGGTTTATAATGACCGATATTCCAAATGGGTTTAAACATTTTGTTAGAACCTCTATGGAAACAAGTATGGATGGTGACTTCGACACTGGAAATGTACGCTACAAATCAAGGGAACGCTATTCGTTTGGCGTTTCTGACCCTTTGGGAGCGTATGGTTCTTCAGGAGCTTAATGGAACCTGTGATGGGGGGGTTTCTTACTCAACCCCCATCAACCTTTCTAGGGTAACTTTACCTATCGACTGACCTAGCAGACTAAGCCAAAGACGATAGGCTTTTTTCGGGAGAAAAAAATTATGGCAAATACAACTTTTAATGGTCCAGTCAGATCGGAGAATGGTTTTGAACAAATCAGTATCGCATCTGGCACAGGGGCTGTAACAACAAATCTGGACGTTGACTCCAGTGGAAATATAACCACGACTGGGTATGTTTCTTCTTACGCCAATGTCAGTAGCATTACAGATGCTACCAAGTCAGTAGAATCAACTGATTCAGGCACAGTTTATACTCTAAACAGAGCAGCAGGTATAGTGGTAACACTACCGACTGCGGTAGCAGGCTTAAACTACACCTTTATTGTTGGCACTACTTTCACAGGTGCAGGACAAATTACTGCGGATAATGCCAGTGACTTGTTATCTGGTTTTGCGTATGTATTCGATCCAGCAACTGCTACAGATAATAATACTTTCATCCCTGATGCGAGTGACGATGTTACCATTGATTTGGGATCAGCAGCACAGGGTTGGTTGGTAGGCGGAATAATCCGTCTGGTAGCAACAACAGCAGCAGTATGGCATTGCGAAGCATATTTGCATGGCGATGGCACTTTAGCCACTCCATTTGAATAAGGGGTAGGTTATGGCTGATGCAGTAGCAACCCAAACCATTCAAGATGGCGGTCAAACAGCTATATTCAGATTCACCAATATAAGTGATGGCACTGGAGAAAGTGCTGTCACCAAGATTGATGTCTCTGCACTAACCACTAATCCAGTAACCAAGATGTCTTGCGACTCGGTAAGCATCGAGAAAATCTGGTTCAGTAATATTGGTATGGGTGTCAAAATATATTTTGATGCCAGTACCGATGTTCTTGTCATTCAGCTACCTGCTGATTGGACTGATGAGCTTGATTTCTCTGAGTTTAGTGGTGTTCCTGATAATGCAGGAAGTGGTACAACTGGTGATATTCAATTCACAACAGTTGGTCATAGCAGTGGCGATAGTTATACTATCGTGATGAAAGTGATAAAGCATTACACCAATCCAAGTTAGGAAAATATATGGCTAAGTATAAAGTAGTCCAAAATGGCGAAAGGGTGCCGAGTGGCGAACCTATCTTTCAGGTAGCAAAGACAGTAGATGGCGAAGATGTCATTGTCGATGCCAACCTGATGACTAAAAAGGAGGCAACCGCAGCAATGAAAGCGTTGGCTCCCGCCAAGAAACCGGCAAAGAAAAAAGCTAAGAAGAAATAAATGCCGTTAAGGGAAGGCTCTTCCAAGAAGGCTATTTCTGGGAATATCTCAACGCTCAGGCGTGAAGGGTATCCCCAGAAACAGGCTATTGCTATAGCTCATTCCAAAGCGGGCAAAACTAAACGTAAAAGCAAAGGGAGGCAAATTATGCCAGAATATTTTGATTCAAAATCCAGCAAACCAAAGAAAACCAAGAAAAGACGCTATCAGTCGGGAAGAACTGTAAATCCAAGAGCAGCAGGCGCAGCATCGAAAAAGATGAACACCTTGCGGAGACTCAAAGAAGCAGCACGACAACCCGGTTATGTATATGAAGGCACACCGCCAGCAAGACCCGGAGGCTGGGCAGCAGGCGGAGAAGTTGAAACTGATTCTTATGGGAAATATACAATTGCCCGTGGCAGTGGTGCAGCTAGACCTCAGAAATTCAGAAAGGATGGTTAAGAGGCTATTGAATGGCTATTGCAACCACCAATGACTTCAATCTCAATATAGGAGAGATTGTCGAAGAAGCCTATGAGAGAGCTGGATTAGAGGCTCGTACAGGCTATGACTACAGGACTGCCAGACGCAGTATCGACATGATGATGCTGGAATGGCAGAATCGTGGGATTAACCTGTGGACAATTGAAAGTGGTACGCAAACCTGTACTGCTGATACCGCGACCTATACATTAGACAATGACACCATTGATCTTATGGAAGCGCACATGAGGCTTGATGCTGGCGACTCTTCAAGCCTGACCGATTATCAGTTGACAAGAATTTCAACAACGCAGTATGCAGACATACCAAATAAGTTATCGACAGGGCAACCTACCCAGATATGGATTCAGCGATTGACGACAACTCCCCAGTTTACTTTATGGCCCGTCCCTGACGATACGCAGACTTATACTGTTGCTTTTTTCAGGATTCGCCAGATTTATGATAGTGGTAAGCCCGGAAGCAACAACATGGATGTTCCAAAAA